CTCGGGCGTCACTGTCTGGCCGATCAGCTCGATGCGGGCGCGCTCGGCCTCCAATGCCGCACGCCGCGCCGGCCCGATGGCGGTGACAAGTTCGATCTCGATCTGCTGCAGGCGGAGTTTACGCGCCTGCGGATCGACGAACTTGGCATTCTCGCCAGAATAAGTCGTGAGCGCCTGTGTGACACGACGATAGGCGTCTTCGACATTCTGCAGATTATCAATATTTTTTGCCGCAAGCGGGTCTTCGAGCAACTTACCCAACGAGCCACGCAGCACCTCCAGCTGGCGGATCGTCTCGGTGCCGGGGATGATGTCACGCACCGCCTCGCCGACTTTCAGCGAAAGAGCGCGCGCCTCCGCTTCGATGCGGCCAACATCAGCCTGGTGCCTTGCATCTACAATGCGAGCACGAAGATCATCGGCCTGTCGTCGAAGCTCCGCCAGGACCCGCGATGGCGCACTGTTCGAGCCGCGCGACAGCGCCGCGATACGCTGCTCGATCCGGGCGAGCTGCTCCTCGGATGTGCCGCCGCCAGCGGCGCGGTCGATGACCCGGCCAACGGCATCATAGGCATCCGAGGCCGAGCGTTTGACCGCGTCCCAGGCCCGGCCTAGCACGGTTGTCGCCTGCTCGGCATTGGCGAGGCTGCCGCGCATCGCTTCCAGCAGCACGCGCTGTGCGCTGGTGCGGTCGTTCTGCTCAGTAAGGCGCCGGATATAAGCGCGCGTTCGGTCATCGAGAAAGCCGAGTTGCGCATTAAGCTGATCTGCCCCGCGCACCGGGTCGGCAAAAGCCTCGGCGAGAGACTTGACCGCCGCGTCGACATCGCTGCCGACGGTAACGGCATAGTTTTTGGCGATCGCAATCAGGCCGGTAAAGTGGTCCTGGCCGATCCGCCCGGTGCGCAGGAACGCCGTCTCCATCTCGCGCGCGGCGGCAACCGACACCTTGCCGGCGGCGGCACCGACCTGCGCGATACGATTGAGGTCGGCGACCGTGGCGCCAGCCGCGCGACCGGCGCTGGTAAGCCCGACTTCCAGCTGTTTCTGACCCTTGAGCCACGCGTCATAGGCGGTCGCACCTGCGATCGCCATTCCGACCGCCGCGCCGGTGAGAAGCCGCACCGGAGTGATGACGGCTGCAAGCGCGCGCCCGAGGCTGCCGGCGATGCCGGAGAGACCGCCGGACTCCGCACCGAACGCCTTACCGAGCTTGAGCATCTGGATGGTGAGCCGTCCGAGCGGCACCTCGCCGGTTACCGCCGCGTCGGACGCCAGCCGGAACGTCGCGATCAGCGCCCGAATCTGGCCGCCGGTCAGATTCGACGCATGGCCAAGCTCATTAAGCGCACCGGACGCCAGATCGAGGCGTTCCCTGGCGAGCGCGACCGCCTCATTATGCTCCTTCGTGGTAATGGTGCCGGCTTTGAGCAGCGCAGCCGCTTCCGCGATTTCGGCGTTGAGCCGCTTTTGTGCCGCACCGAGCGGGTCGACCTGGGCGCGCAGCGCCACGGTGCGCCGCTCGAGGTCTTCCGATGCCCTGGCAGCGCTCTCGAACACCTCGGCCGAGTAGCGCGCAGACTTCGGCGTGGTGTCAACACCGAGCACAGCGTTGAAATTACACTGCGACTGGTCGGCGCTTGCCGCTTGTCGCGCGGCTTGCGCCAGGCGCAGCAAACGCTGTGTCTGTCGATCGGTGGCACTCCCGGCGGCATCCATCGCGGACGCGGCGCCGCGAAACGCGCTCGTGCCGGCCTGCCCGACCTCGTCGAAGGCGCGTTTGACCTCCGCCTTGCCCTCGACACCGAGGCGGATCGAGACGTTTGTTGCTGCCATCGTTCGCTCAAATTCGTGACGGGCTCAATCAATCCCGGTCGTGGGCATAGCTGCGCACGATGATCGGCTCGATCTCGGGCAGCACTTCCACGAGCAGCGGAGTGAGCGCGCCCATGGCGTCGGCCAAGAGCAGCACGGCGCCAAAATCCACGGCGTAGATGCCGCCGGGTGCTGTGCGCACCTGACCTGCGGCGCGGCGCAGCACCTCCCAGGCCGCGATGCCGTCGGGCGTATGAAGCGCATGCTCGCGATATGGACATTCGGCGCACGTCGTCGTGCAGGCCGCGCAATAGCCATCGCCCCCACCGAAGTGCCATTCGGCGAGAGCGATCAGGCGTTTTTTTCCGCAACCTGCAGGATTGCCGGCGCGACATAGAGGCGGTCGATCGCGTCGAATAGCGGCCAGAGATCGAGCGCGGCATCGACGTGGTCCGGGTTTGGGCCGACCGGATTGCCATCGGCATCGCCAATGCCTTCCCATGCCGCGATGCCAGAGCGCGCAAGCGCGGAGGTAAACGCTAGCCCGGCCTGGATCTCGGCATCTTCACCACCCGCGCGCAGCACCTCAGCCGCAGCGGCGCGCGCGACAAGAATGGCGGCGACGGTAATGGGGCGGAACCGCACCCGCACGCCTGGAACAAGGTCGAGCCAGAACGGCTCGCGGTCGATGGATAGCTTGAGCATGGTAGCGTTCTCCGGGGAACTGGCGATTCGGAATGAGTGCGCGGATCGCGCAGACGACAACTTGACGGACTACGCGATTCGCGTAGAATGGCGATGGAATTTGAGTGGGACGAAGCCAAGAGCGACTGGACCCGCCGCGAACGCGGATTTGGGTTTGACACTGCAGTCGAAATCTTCGCTGGGCCGGTCGTCGAATGGGAAGACCGTCGCCAGGACTGGGGCGAGGATAGAGTTGTCGCAGTGGGGATTGTGAACGGCCGCTTCCTGACTGTGATCTACACAAACCGAGCTGAAAGACGGCGGATTATTTCGGCGCGAGCGTCCCGCAAAAGGGAGAAGGAACGATGGCTATCGTCCGCAAGACCCTAGAACAGATCAAAGCATCGAAACGCAACGTCGATTGGACGAAGATCGACGCCACGACCGAGAAAGATATCCGGCGGCATATGATCGAGGATGGTGAGAGCCCCGACGCCGAATACACTCTGGAAACTAGCTTCTCGCCGCATGTTATCCGCAAGCGAATTGGGATGACGCAGGAACAGTTTGCGGCTGCGCTTGGCGTTCCGGTTGCAACCTTGCGCAATTGGGAACAGGGGCGCAACGCCATCGATCCCGCGGCCCGCTCGCTTCTCTTGCTGGTTGCTCGCGATCCCAAAGCAACCCTTGCCGCGCTTGCCGCGGCCCGCTCAGCAGCCTGATCAATAGGACGCTACGTCGTTCATCAAGACCGCAGTCACGGTCTTGTTCAAAACCGGGTCCTTGGCCGCCTGAAACGCGAAAGTCGCTTGAATGCCGTCGGGGCCGGAGATCGGCAGCTTCGGGCGCGGCAGGTAGACATCGTGCAGCGTGAAAGTGAGTGATTTTTCAGCATCGATCTGCCAGCCGAATGAGAGTTCACAGGCCGCACCACTTACAGCCTGATCGAGCAACGTGGTGTCGGCAAAGCGTACTACAATATTTCCCGTTGCAGTCACCATCGCAGGGTCTGCATCCTCGATGCGGCCATCAGGGCGGATGACTTCGACCTTGTCGAGGTTGTTGGAATAGCTGAGCTCGGCTGAGACAACATGGCCGAGCGCCATGCCATCGCGTTTGATCTCGCCCATGAACTGCGAGAAGCGCTCGATAACGGCCTCCGCCGGTGTGCCTGCGCCCGTGGACGTGCCCTTCGTCTCACCTTGTGCGATCAGGCTCATGGTGGCGTTCAAGAGACCCGAGCGCTGCATCTGGATGCGCATGGTGTTGGCGCGGGCGCCGACATTCATGCCATAGCTCGGCACCTCCGGCAGCCCGATCTCGATCGCCATCGAAGGCAGCGCCGGCGCTCCAGAGATGAAGGTGTGCACATAATCAGGTGCGATCCCTGTGGTCGTTGGCGCGCCGAACAACAATTTAAGCCAATAGCCGAAATTGCGCAGATCAACCGGCACAACGACATCGCCTTCGTTGTTGACCACATCGCGGCTCGGTGGCAGCGGCTCGCGCCCGAGCCCCAACAGATCGCTCTCGATCAGGTTCTGCTCGTCGCCGAAGCCGGACGACACAAACGGCAGTTTGTGAAATCCGGACGCCGGCGGCGTGCCGTAGGTGGCTTCAAAAGCAATCGCCATCACTGCGTTGGCGCCTCTGGCGCGAGCCATGTCAATCTCCCGGAATGATGTTGATGATATTCAGTTCAGCGGATCGGGCGTGGCATAGGTTGCAATGAGCACGACATCGGCCCAGCGCCCGGGCAATGCGCCGGAGCTCTCGACATCGGCAGTGGCCGGCGCCTCGGCTTCGATAAAATCGCATAAATCCCACAGCGTCCGATTGGCTGCAATCTCGATCCCGATCCGGCCGAGGATTGCATCGAGTGCCTGTTCGCGCGGGCCGATCCCTTGATGCACCGCGACTTCAATCGGGATGCGATGACTGAAGATGTAGGTTAAAGGCGACAGTGTCGCTTCGGGCTCACCAGGATCGCCGTCACGGATAATGACGAGGCCGCCTGGCGGTACCCGCTCGGGCTTTGCCAGATTGCGTTCGACCTTCGCCTCCGGCACTGCCGCGGCGATCAGAGCGACGATCGCATCGAGCACCTGTTCACGCTTGCTGGTCACGGCACGGTCACGATCAAAATGGCTGCTATGAAAGCAAGGGATGGGAGAATAGTGGCCATTGCCATTCGCGCCTGATGCACGATCATCTCCAATGCTGCGCGAGGATCGGACTGACGCGGTTTGCCCAGCGCTGTGCGATCGGCTCGACATCGAGCCGCTTGCGTAGCGTGACCTGCGGTACCAGGATGAACACCACGACGGTCGATCGACCTGTCAGGCGGGTGAACTGCGCGCCGCTGCGGGTCCGACCGGCGTTCGGCCGTGCCAGCCCTCGCTTGCTCAGCCGCGCGTTGTCGACGACCAGCAGCGACGGCTTTCCGCGACGATAGACGAAGCGCAGCCGCATGCCGGTGCGCCGCTCGAAGCCGCCGGGCGTAATCCGTGCACGAGCGCCGGTCGTCGTCAGACCAGTCGCGCCCGCGGCCGGCGTCGGGATCGCAAGCCAGAAACCGTTCTTCGAGCGGATGGTTACGCCGCGATCGAAGACGTCGACAAGGTTCGGTGCCTTCGACCAGATAAAGGCAGCCGCATCGAGGCTTGCGCCGCCCTCGGGAAAGGTCTTGCCGCGCCAGGTGTTGGCGAGTCGACGTCCGAGGCCGGCATCGACGATATCGGCGCGCAGATCGCCCTTGAGCCCATCGGTCACCTCGCGCATGGCGCCGGTGACCGAGCGCGCTGCCTGTATTTCGTTGTCAGTGAGAACTTTAGCGAGATCGTCGGCCTTCAACGTGAAGCGCATCAGCTCAACCCTGCAACGAGGCCTCGCAGACCCACACCAGCCGCAGGCTGTCAGCAATGGGCGGCGCGATGATTTCAAAGGTGTCGCCATCGACCTCGACCGTGTCGCCGCTCGCAGGTTCGGCGACCTCCGAGCGGCGCACATCGATGAGCACCGTCGGCAGGATTGCTCGGCTGTCGCCGAAGCCAACGACCTGGTCGGGCCGCCGTACGGCGACACGAACAGCGACGCCCGACCCCACCCCGCCCGGACGCCAGATCGCGACGCGGGCAATATTCGGGTCGGTGAACAGCGCATCGATCACCGCAGTGAATGCGTCCACCACGATAGCTTAGTTGCTGGTAGTAATCTTGACGGCGAGGCGCGGGCGCTTGTTGATCGGCAGTGGCGAGGCCTCGGTTTTAACGTCGATGGCGCTGCCGTCCAGCCGCGCAATCTGGCGAGCATAGATCGGCAGACCCATGGTGTTGACAGTCTCGATCAGGTTGGCCGGCGCGCCATAGGTCACGAAGGTGTCCATGGTGCCGAGCGGGAAGGCAATGCCTTCGCCCGCTGGAATCAGCGTCTCGATTGCGCCGGTCGAGAGCGTCACCGTGGCGTTGTATTCTTCAAACACGATACCGGAGAACGGGAAGCGCCGGCGAGTGTCCTCGCGCAAGGGCTGCGCCCCAGTTGCGGAGAAGTATTTGTACGCCTCCTCGACCCTGGCGTGACCGATCAGCTTGTCGAAGAAACCGGGGCTGACCAACGCGAGCACGCCGGTCATGGTCTCGCCCTTGAGCTCCGTCTCGATGCTGCGAAGCACCTCACGGCACTTGGCCTGGACCTGGGTCGCCGCGGTGCCGAGCACGAAGTCAACTGCCTGCTGGGCAAGCCCGAACTCATCGAAATAGTCATAAAGGGTGACGCCGGCGCCATCCTTGACGATGCCGCGCAGTGCATTGACCTCCATGTACTCACGGGTCTGGGCATGCTTCGCCCGCATGCGGGTGAGTTTGCGCTCCATGACGGTAGCAAGCGGATCTGCGGCATCCGCGACGCCGAAGCCACGCACGCCCTGGATATCCTGCGGGGTGATGACGTCATCGTGCGGGATCCACGGCACCGTGAACGAGCGCATCGAGCGGGTATCGCGGTTGGCGACGGTGGCCGGCCCGCCCAGTGGCACTGTCGGCAGCAGGTTGAGCACGCCCTCAGCCTGCTCGATAATGGCGCTACGTTGGGTGATACCCTCAAAACGAAACAGACCCATCTCGCCAAGACGGGTGTAGATGTTAGGCAGGATGTTGATGGCCTGGGTCATCTCGGCAAGCGTGTAACCGCCCGCGTCGAAGGGATTGATCATTGGGGCCATGGGGTTTGGTCTCCTTAAAAAGGATCGGGCCTCGATGGAGATCCATCGAGGCCCAGCCAAGCGGGGAGGTTCAGAAAAGATCAGGCGGTCTCACGCGGGACGAGACCCACGGTGGAAAGCTGCATGTGCTTAGCTGTCGTCTTGGTTGTGTCATCGATCGACGTATCGAACGCTAATGCCGCCTTCGAGAGGATGACCGGACCGCGCGCAACGACGAGGCCGGTCTTATCCGCGTCCGTGGCGTCGACGGCCTCGATGAGGACGGCGATCGCAGTCTCGGCTCCCTCGTCGCCGGCGAACTGGGCGGCCGGAGACAGGCGGTATTTGCCAGAGGCGGTGATCTTCCCGAGCACCGAGCCAAGCGTGTAGTTGGTGCCAGCTTTGAGGGTAACGGTCTCGCGGCTATAGTTGCCGTTGAGCTCGTATTTGAGCAGGTCGCCAAGCGTCGGCGCCATGATCAGTGTAGGCATGTCAGGTGCTCCTCAAGTTTTCCATGATCAGATGCGCGCCGCTGCCGCGCGCTCTCTGGCACGCCGCACAATCGGACTATCGCCAGCAACCGGGGTGGAAGGGGCGGCAGCGATCACGGTGGTGGCCTCGGCCCGCGCGGCAAGCGTGTCGAGCACGGAGCGGCGCAGCGCGTCGGGCGTGATGCCCTTCTTCAGCGCATCGGCGGCATCGACCGTGACGCCGAGCCGGGCGGCCTGGCTTACGATCGCGGCCACTTCGGCAAACTCCACCCGCAGCTTCTCGGCGATCCCCGCCGTCGTCTCGGAGGCTGGCAGAGGTGGAGGCGCAGGTGCAGCGTCCGTTGGCGTTTGCTCAGGAGCGACTGCATGCTGCCGCTCGCACGGTTGATCCTGCGTATGTTCAGTTTCGTTGGTCCCCATGGACAGGCTCCTCTTCAATGTCGGGGTGACGTGCATGCGCACCGGTGCGGCGCGGTCGAGTTCGGCAGCCATCTCGGCGATAGCGAGGTCGAGCGTGCCTAGCCGGTCGGCGAGACCGGCGCGGACTGCGAGCGCGCCTCGGTAGATCGCCGCGGCCGTGCCGCGCACTGCCTCGGAGCCCAGGCCTCGGTTTGCGGCAACCAGCGCGCAGAACTCGGAGTAAAGGCGGTCGACGTCGGCCTGAATGCTGGCTCGTGCGCGCTGAGACAGCGGTTCATGGGCATTGCCGTCGACCTTCTGATCACCAGCGAAAACGAAGCTCCATGACAGCCCGGCCTTAGCATCCGCGCCACTTTCGTCGACATGAACGGCGACGACGCCAATCGAGCCGACCTCGCCGGTCCGCGTGACGTAAAGCCAGTCGGCGGCGCTGGCGATGGCATAGGCGGCCGACAAGGCGCACTCGTTGGCCACGGCCCAGAGCGGCTTTGCGCTCGCGCTTCGGATGGCCAGAATCTGCTCGACGAGGTCGAACAGACCGCCGACTTCCCCGCCGGGGGAGTCGATGTCGAGGATAACGCCGCGCACGCTCGCGTCATCCATCGCTGCAGTGATGACACCTGCAATATCGCTGTAGGCCTGGAGGCCGCTGGCGGCATCGAGGTAGCCCGAGCGGCTCACAAGCGTACCGATCACCGAAATGACCGCGATCCGCTCGACAGTGATCGATGTCAGCGGTAACGGATCGGCTTTCTGATTGACCACCTCCAGGGAGCCGCCGACAAAGCGAGGCCCGAGTACGCCAAGGATGACCTCCAGCTTGGCGCGCGCAATCATCAGCGGCGTCCCGAACACGCGGGCAGCCACATGTGGCAAATTGAGCATTTTAGAGAGCCTTGCAACGTGACCCGTCTTGACGGCAGGTAGACCAAGCCTTAAATTCTAGCTAGTTTTTCTAGCCAGAGGAGACGGCCGTGACCCAGCCCACATGGTCGGTCCAGGACGCCAAAAACCGGTTCAGCGAGGTGGTCGAGGCGGCGCGCCGCAAACCGCAGACCGTAACCAAACACGGCAAGCCGGCCGTGGTCGTGGTCGCGGCCGACGAGTTTGAGCGCTTGCGTACGCTCGAGCGCCTCGCCGCGCCGAGTTTTGCCGACCTATTGCTGGCTATGCCGACGGGTGGCGAGGATTTCGAGCGGCTCGAAGCCCGGCTACGTGATCCCGGGTTCTAATGTTTTTGCTTGACACAGTGGTGCTGTCGGAATTGCGCAAGCCGCCGCAGCAGCGCAATCGCAATCTGATCCACTGGTTCGGCGCGGTGCGCTCGACGGACCTTTTCGTCAGCGTACTCACCGTCGGGGAGATCGAGCGCGGGATCGAACGGCAGCGGCAACTTGACCTGCCCTTCGCTGAACGCCTTGCGGCCTGGCTCGAAACGATCTTGCGCACCTATGAGAGCCAAATTCTGCCCCTCGATCTCGCGGTGGCCCGCCGGTGGGGTCGCCTGTCACAACAGATCGGCAACAACGGCATCGATCTCGCGATTGCAGCCACCGCGCTTGAGCACGGCCTCACGGTCGTGACCCGCAATGTTTCGGATTTTGAGCCGACGGGTGTTGTCGTTCTCAACCCATTCAAGCCTCGGAAGGCATAGAAGCAGGATCCAGCGTGGCGCCCACGCTCGGCACGGCCGCGAAGTTTAACCCGAGCGATTGCTCGCGGGCCTTGTCCGCTGCAATCTCGGCGTCGACCTGCTCGGCGTCGTAGCCGCGCTCGGCCAGCGCTTGGGTGCGGCTCTTGAGACCGGCATCGATCTGCTCGATTTCGGCGCGGGCATCCTTGAGCGGATCGACCCAATCCCACTTCGGCGGTAACCATCCGCAGGCGAGATGCTCGCGCCGGCGCTGATCGTAGTCCGGCAATGCAAGCGTGCCCGCAAGCACTGCAGTGTCCATCCATCGTGCCCAGACCTGGCGGCACAACTGCCAGACTATGACCGCATGCTGATAGGCCTCGATCCGCCGGCGAAATTCGAGCAGAGCCAGGCGAGAATTCGAGTAATTCGCCTTGAGCATATCGTTGGACAGATACGCATAAGGTACACCCAACGCCGCTGAAACCTGCAGCAGCGTACGGTACTGAAACGGCTCGTAGGTCTGTCCTGAGTCGGCCGGCGCGGAGGTCTGCACCTCCTCACCCGGCTCCAGCATGGTGATCTGGCCGGGCTGCAGGTCGATGGTACGCTCGTCGTTGTCGTCCCGACCCTCTACGGCATCGAGCGGTTCGGCTGGCGCTGGCGTCGTGATAAACAGCGCGTGCATTGCCGCGACCTTCTTGCGGTCGAGTTCGGCGTCGTCATACTGATCAAGCAGGAACAGCTTGACGATGCCAGCGGTAAACCGTGACACGCCGCGCAACTGACCGGCATCGACCGGATCGATGACGTGCACGATCTCGGAGGCCGGGATGCGGACGACTTCGCCAGCAAGTCCAGGATCGGTGAGGTCGCCCGGGTGTCTCCTTAGAAAGTGATAGGCAACACGACGGCCTACGCGATCAAATTCGATTCCCTGCCGGATCACATTGCCGTCGGGCATAACTTCGTTACGACTGAGCGGTAGCATCTCCGACGGCAACATCTGCAGCTGCAGCGGGACGGTTAATCCATCCTGAGGTCGCCGCGGCCGAAATCGAAAGAATACCTCGCCGGCGATGAACACTTCGCGTGCGGCGCGGCGCTGCAATCCGTAGAAGTCAGTGAAGCTCTCCGCATCGGCTTCATCGGTCCAGCTGAGCCAAAGCTCCTGAACCACGGCTTTCAAGCCAGCATCCTTGATGAGAGACGACGGTTTGATGCCGGCGCCAACGACATTGCCAGCCCAGCTCTCGATCGCATTGGCGGCATAACCATTGTTGCGCACCAGCCAGCGGGCGCGGGCAGTGATATCGGGACCTGCTGCCGCAATCAGCGTGTTGAGATGCGCCCGGCTCGGCTGAAATCCTCTCAGTCGCCGGTTTGCAAGCCCTGCCTCGAACCCGCCAATGAAGGCACCGACGCGGCGACGAAATGCTGTCAGCGAGGCGAGCACTCAAAGCCCCTTCGACGCAGACGTGAGAATGCGGCGCTTGCGGCCACCTTCCCGGGTCGCGGCAATGCGGCGCTCGAGATCGGTGATAGCGGTCGCCATCTCGGCATCGCTCGCATATGTGACCCGTCGGCCGTCGATTTCGACGGTGCGCACGCCACGAAAGCGCGCCGCGAGCAGCGCATCGCGTTGCGCCAACATCTCTTCGAGTGTCATGGCTCAACCCAGATAGCTCGACTGGAATACGCGGCGGCCGTGGCGCGTTGGCCGGGGACGAATGACGCCGGCTACGGCACCGCTCTCCAATTGCGGCTTGGCCGACTGTTTGCTGTCGACCTCCTCCGCTGGTCCGATCTGGCGTTCCAGATCGGACCACATCGCCTCGGTCCAGCGGTCGGCGCCGACGATCCAGGCGGCGGCACGAGCGTAGACGCGGCAGTCGAGCGCTTCGTTGCGCTCTCTGAGCTTTTGCCATTCGAGGCGGGCGAAACCGCGTTTTGTGCGCACGGTCACCAGTTGCTCGGCCGTGAACTGCTTGAGCCATTCGTTCTCGACCCAGTGCGGCAAATGCACCGCTCCAGGCGGAAACACGCCACCGCCTGCACGTTCTTCCTCGGTTGGTCTTTCCAGCCGCAGAAAGCGATAGGTCTCGGCCTTGAAGGTCGACACCGCCACGGTCCACAGCCGCGCGCCGCGGCGCAGGCGCTTGCCACCCTCGGTCGCGTCGACGAAAGTCGGGCCCGACACCGGGCTCGAGCGGTTGAAGCCCTCGACACCCTTGACTGGCGCGACCTGCATAAATCCCTGCCGGCGCGACCAGGCATAGACCGCTGGTGCCTCGAAGCCGGTGTCGATTGCGAGCCGCGCGATCCTCAAGTGAGCACCGCGCTGGTGCGACCAGATACGATCCAACAGCGCCGTCAATTCCGCCCATGCTTCCGGCCGGTCGGGCCCGCCCGCGATCACGATATGATCGACGAGCCAGCTCTCCAGCCCACGGCCCCAGGCCCAGACATCGATCTCGATCCGGTCCTTCTGGACGTCGGCGCCTGCAGTCAGGAACAGCCCGCCCGCAGGAACCGTGCCTGATGTCCAGTGCTCACGCCGGTCATAGAGGCGCCGCCAGTCCGGCGCCTCGCCGGTCTCGACCCAGCTCTCACCAAGGACAGTGTTGCGGAAGGCTCGCAGCGCCTCGTCCGAGCCCATCGCCGCCTCGTGCGCTCGCGCGATCTGCATCCAGCTCATCCAACCCGGCGGCGAATACAGCGCCGAGAGGTGGTAGCCGACCGTCGTAGGATCAACAGCTGCTGCCGTCGGTCGCCATTCGCCGCGCTCCAGCATCGTCGCCTTATGGTGCTCGGCGATCGCGCCATCGCATGAGCCACATGAATAATGCGCGCTTTCTGGTCTCCCCTTGTCCCAGCGCAGCCGCTCGAACTTCAGCCACTGCATCTTGCGGCAATGCGGGCACGGCACGAAGTAGCGTCGCTGGTCGCTTGCCTCATATTCACGCTCGATACGCGAGAGACCGCGGATTGTCGGCGTCGAGACCAGCAACACCTTCCGCCGATGCGCGAAGGTCAGCGACCGAGCCTCGGCGAGCGTCACCGGATCGCCTTCCTCGTCGGCCGAGGCCGGATAGGCGTCGACCTCGTCGAGAAAGATGTAGCGGGCCGGCGTCGAGCGCAGGCCCACCGCCGAGTTGGCGCCCGTCATGATCAGGATGCCGCCAGCGAATTCCTTGGACAGCATGGTGTTGCCGGCGTCGCGCGAGCGCGCCGGTTTGACGCGACCCCGCAGCTCGGGACTTTCGTCGATCAGCGGATCGATGCGCTGGCGCGAGTTGCGTTTGGCCAGTTCCACCGTTGGCTGCACGGCCAGCATCGGTCCCGGTGCCTGGTGGATGACAAAACCGATCCAGTTGTTGCCGGCTTCGGTCGCGCCGACCTGTGCGGCTTTCATGAACACAATGCGCTGCGCCGGATCGCCGGGCGATAGCCGATCCATGATCTCGCGCATGTAGGGCGTGCGCACGGTGCGGTAACGTCCCGGCTCGGCGGACGCCCGCGATCCCAGCCGGCGATGGCGATCCGCCCACTGCGAGACTGTCAGGTCAGGGTCTGGCGTAAGGCCGCTGCACCATGTGCGAAGGATCTCCGCGGCGCCGTCAAAACCAAGAATATCGTCATTCAAGTCGGGGGCGGATTTCCGCAAGGCTGCCAAGCTGGCTGCGGACATGGGCTTCCAGAACCTTCTGCATCAGCGCCGCCTCCACCATGATGCCTTGACCCAGTTCGCCGGATAGCTCCGCCGCCATCAGCGCTGCCGCCCGTGCCGGCCACGTCACCCAGGCATCGCGTTCCTCGCGCGCCAGCCGGAACACCAGCATCTCGGTGCGAGCCCGATCGATCAGCTCGCCCTTCAGGATCTGTAGCTTCAACCGCCGCTCCTGCGCCTTCAGCACTTCGTTGGCGGTCTTGGCCTGCAGGTAGGTCGTGCCACCACCAGCGACCGGTGCCGCCAAACCCTGTTCGCGCAGCGTATCGCCAACGGCGGTTACCGCTTCCTCAGGCACCGGCTTGAGCTTTGGCTGGGGCGGCGTCCTGATCTTCGACAGATCGGTCGTTTCCGCACGACGCCGATCTGAAGCCGTCGCATCGATGCTGCCATCGGGATAAAGAACCAGCCGCCCGGCCGTCTTCGCCTTCTGGATGGCGCCGCGCGACAGTCCGGCATGGGCGGCGTACTGGCGCTCGCTCATGCCTTGCATGACAGTGTCCTTCTCAAGCCCGTGGGCGATCAGCCCATACATCGCCGCGATAGCTCATCCCTGCTCGCATGCGAGATCGATTATCCGCGGCGACGCTCCCGAAAATAGCAACAAAATGATCGTCTAATTCAGTTGATGATCACCGCGATCGGAGCATGACTGTCAGCATCAGACCGAAGGAGGCCGTTATGGCAAAAGGTCCGAAATCGACGGCTCTGGACGTATTCATCGCCAAAAAGCTCGAGATCGACGGAATGCTGCAGCGGCTGCAGGCGCTTAGCGACGAGCACTTTAACACCCATCCCGACGATATCGACTGGGGCGACGTCGGCACGATCAGCCATTACCGCGACAGACTGCGCGAGATCTGCGACAGCGCCTTCCACGAGGGCGAATACGCAAGATAA